CAAGGACATTGAAGCAGGACTTGTACTTTGATTTCATTCAAGACAATCCTGACTTTGCACCTAAAGCAAAGATGACTGTAAGCCGAACCAAGTTTTACAAATGGCTTCACGCTTACTGCATGTACCACACCAAACTTTCTCCAGAAGAGGGTCGTGACATGAGTGGTCGTTGGATAAAGACTCGTAAGAAGGGGGCTGAAGATACTAATGAATTTGAATTTTAAGATATGGAGAAGATAATTGGGACGATGATACAGTTTAGAGATTACCAAGAGGACATAATAGAAAGAGGCGCAAAGGTTATTAGTGACCATGGTTTTCTTTATCTAGCGATGGAGGTGCGTACAGGGAAGACACTTACGAGTCTTGGTATTATAGATAAGGTTGGAGCAACAAATGCTTTATTTATTACCAAGAAGAAGGCAATGCAAAGTATCATTGAAGACTATGACAACCTCAAACCTAACTTCCCATTGTATGTCATCAACTACGAGAGCCTACATAAACTACCTAAGTTGAATTGGGATATGGTAATATGTGATGAGGCCCATACTATGGGAGCATTCCCTAAACCTAGCAAAAGAGCTAAGCAAGTAAGAGACATTGTATTCAAGTGTGACTCCAAAGTTATTCTTCTATCAGGTACACCTACCCCTGAGAGTTTCTCTCAGATGTATCACCAGGTGTATAGCCTTAGAAAGAATCCATTCAGTCACCACAAGAGCTTCTATAAGTTTGCCTCTGAGTTTGTTAATGTCTTTCAAAGGAAGATAGGTAGCCACATGATCAACGATTACTCTAGAGGAAGCACAAAGATATTAGATGTGATGCAACCTTATATGATTAGCTATAGTCAGAAGGAGGCAGGCTTTAAGGTAGAGACCAAGGAGACAGTGTTGCATTGTGCTATGAGCAGAGAGACTTATAACCTAGCGAATAGACTGAAGAAGGACTTGGTTGTGGAGGGTAATGAAGAAGTAATACTTGCCGACACCGCAGTCAAGCTGATGTCTAAACTACACCAGATATACTCCGGGACTATAAAGTTTGAGAGTGGTAACTCAATGGTGATGGATTTAAGTAAGGGTCAGTTCATTAAGAATAAGTTTGAGAGTAAGAAAATTGGCATATTCTATAAGTTCAAGGAGGAGCTGAACGTATTGAAGAAGGTGTACAAAGATAGTCTCACTACGGATCTTGAAGAGTTCAACACCACCGATAAGAACATTGCCTTACAGATTGTCTCTGGGCGTGAGGGCATATCACTACGCCAAGCCGACTGCCTTGTGTTTTTTAACATTGACTTTAGTGCCACAAGTTATTGGCAAGCAAGGGATAGGATGAGTACCAAGGATAGGTTGCACAACCAAGTGTATTGGATATTCTCCATCGATGGGATTGAGTCTGACATTTACAAGGCGGTGTCTAAGAAGAAGAACTATACGGTCAGACACTTTAAACGAGAATTCTTAAATTTGTAATATGAAGGTTAGCTTAGATGATAAAGAAGTTTCTTTATGTAAATACATAGGAACTCTTAGGTCTTCAATTGCTAGATCTAATGGCGTGGTAGATGCAAAGATTGGAAACCAAGATGGAGTAGACGCAGATGTACAGGGATTCAAAGCAGAGTATGCTTTTGCAAAAGCAAACAATCTATTTCCTGACTTTGGATTAAGTCCTAGGAGTGGTAGTTACGATGGTATTACACGAAATAATAATAGGTATGACATCAAATCTACAAGCCATAAAAGGGGGAATCTTTTAAGCACACTAAAAATAAATAAAGATATAGACATATATATCTTAGCTGTTGTAGATAATAACATTGTTGATTTTATAGGATGGGCATCAAAAGAAACATTAATAAAAGATGAGAACATAAAAGACTTAGGCCATGGCAGGGGGTACTTTTTAAGTAGACATAAATTAAACAAGCTATGACGGAGCAGCAGATACAAAGCAAACGTATTAAAGAATTAGAGAATCAAGGATACTATGTAATAAAATTGGTACGCACTAATAAGAATGGGATGCCAGACATCATTGCGATACCACCCAACACCGGAGTTCTTTTTAGCGAAGTCAAGACACCTAATGGGAAGGTATCAAAACTTCAGGAGTATAGAATTAAAGAGTTAGAAAAACATGGGTGCAGAACAGAAATATACAGAGGCTAATGGCTATGATGTGGGGCAGGAATTTATTGATAAACTCAAGGAAGTATCTCTATCAGTATCTCTTAGTGTGGCTAGACTTATTGACGAGTGCCTCCCAAACATTCCCTACAATGATATGGATAGTCAGATACATGGGGGCGTTGTTCATAATAAGAAGGAGGCAATCTTCTTTAGCATTGAGATCTTTAATAGTGAAGAGGAATCACCATACTTAATGGACTTCAACCTCATATCATCTGATGATTACCTGGACTTAATAATTGAAAATAAATATTTAAAATCAAATGGAAGAAATAATTAAACAAAAAATAAAAGAAGTAATAAAAAAGGACAGTCTTGACTTACCAAAAAGATATTCAAATTTAAACAATAAGCGTATGTATCTATATAACTTTATGCGTAAACAAGGAATGTCATATAAAGACATAGCTAAAGAATTCAATCGCACTCACGCCACTGTTATAAATGGTATCAATCGCTATAAAGATTTAATAAGATTTAATGATTCTAGTTTAAAGGTAGATACCGAGTGTTACGAGGAAATGTTTAGTAACACACCTGAACCAAAACAAATATACAATTTAGTAAAGGATATATTTAAAGCAACTACTATTTATGACTTAGATATCATCAAGAGAAGGTTGGAAAATAATATGTACGATATAGGTTTAGATTAAATTAATTTATTATATTACCACCAAATGATAAATAGAGTAGAAAGTATAAATAAAATCCTTTCGTATAAGACTTGGACTGATAAGAAAAAGGTAGACTCTTTACTAGAAATGGATTGTAGTATGTATGCCTCGCTAGGCAAAGACTCAACCAAGAAAGAAAAGGAAGAAGTGAGAAGGAACAGTCGTAGCATATACAAAGCCATCAAAGAAATCAATCCTAATTTAGGGACTACTTTAATATCTGTAATGGATAAAGACAACTAATGTGACATCACTATCCTCAGACGGAATCAATATCATCTTCATTAATTATTTGATGAAGCAGATCAACGACTGCTCTGATGGGATATATGAAGAGCTTGTAGACGCAAACTACAAGGAGGTTGAGGTTCAGATTTCTAAGTTGAAAAATATCCTAGAAGAATTAAACCAATCGATACAAGATGACCTGGAGACCACGACTTAAAAAAGATGAACAAGAACTAATCAGAAAGTATAGAGGAATAAAACGAGCATCCAAAGAAGCCGGAGTAAATGTTGAAGATGTAAAACATGGGTGGCTAAAAACAAAGGAGGCGAGTCTATTCTTTAATAACCCCTCATTCAAGGACGATAGATTCCAACAGTTACAAAGACTGAAGGACACATTGCTAGAAGACATCAAGCAATACTCCCCATCCTTCCCAAAGATTTTACGATCCCCATCCAAAGATGGACACCTATTGGTGGTAGACCCTGCTGATATTCATATCGGTAAGCTCGCAGATTCTTTTGAGACAGGAGAGTCTTATAACAATCAGATTGCAGTTAAGAGAGTTAAGGATGGCGTGCAAGGAATACTTGACAAGGCCACAGGATTTAACATTGACCAGATACTTTTCATTGGAGGTAATGACATTCTACATATAGACCAGCCAGGAGCAACAAGCGCGGGGACGAGGCAGGACGTTGATGGTATGTGGTACAGTAACTTCTTGATAGCTAAGAACTTATATGTCAATGTACTTGAGATTCTTCTTACTATAGCCCCTGTTCATTTTACTTTTAACCCTAGTAATCACGATATGATGTCAGGGTTTTTCTTATCCGATGTGATAAAGACTTGGTTCAAGAACTGTGATGATATCACATTCGATTGTAGTATGGCTCATCGTAAATCCTACACCTACGGTAAGAACCTCATCGGTACTACCCATGGCGATGGTGCAAAGACTCAGGACTTACCACTACTGATGGCTACGGAGTTCCCTCTTGAGTGGGCAAAGACCAAGCATAGATATGTTTACACCCATCATGTGCATCATAAATTTTCTAAAGATATGGCGGGATGTACTATAGAGTCGCTCCGATCCCCATCAGCGACAGACTCATGGCATCACAAGAAAGGATATCAGCACGCCCCACAGGCTTGCGAAGGCTTCCTTCATAGCAAACTCCATGGGCAAGTCGCAAGACTCACCCACTTGTTCTAGTTGCTAGACCTACGCGATGACCTACCTGATGACCTACCTGATGACCTACCTGATGATCTACCCGATGATCTACCTGATGACCTACCTGAACCTTTCTTCTTGTCATCTTTCTTACCTTCTATAGTGTAATCAGAATAGTTTAGAATCCTTCTTATCTTTTCAGGCGTATCCATTTTTTCGGTAAACAATTTGGTATAGTTGTCATAGTATCTCATACCTTGTCTGGCTGGTATACCTGCTCCTTCTAAAATAGTACCATAGAAATCATATCTAGCATCATCAATCTTAGTAGGGTCTGGTTTTTTAGCATCTATTTTTTGTTGCCACTTTGACCACTTTCGTAAAACAGATGATGCCCATTGCATTATAGATAAAGTTTCTGGCGTTCCCCCCCAAGGCTTTTCTAATAGAACATCTTTAGTCATAGTAAATAAATCTCCTACTATAAATAATGCATTTAAGTTTCCTAACAACATTGCTCCCGCCATGTCTGCTTTATCCTCATCATCCATATCTACCGGGAATCCTAAAGCTGCCCATTGAAACAATGCAGGCATCATTACATGATACATTGCTAACTGTCTTAGGTTTTGACCCACTGTTCCTTTGCCTGCCTTACTATCCATTGCTCTAATTTTTCTGCCCAAATTTCTAAAGGCATCAATTTCTTTCCTCAAGTATTGCTTAGGTGTAGTCATGAACATATTGAATGACCTCATCAATGGATCATCAGTCTGATAATAGTCTCGGTCTTGTATGTCACTAGACTGCTGTGTCTTCTTGGTGTCACGCTCAAACTTTCTAATAGCATAATCAATAACCTCTTGCTCAGTAGCCTTTGGATTTTGCTTTTTGTATTGAGCTTTGTAGTATCTGTAGTTTGGAAGACCTCCCAACATAATCGCTGCCTTATCACCACTCTTGGTAAGCATCATTGCTATCCTCTGAGCTTCAGCTCCAAAACTTTTATCTATAATAGAATTTGAATGATCCTCGTAATGAGAAATAGCATTTCTAATATTTAAACCTTTGGCTCTGTCTTGTAAGTACACAGAGTTTTTTATAACCTCATTGTAGTCCTCCATTATTGCACTACGTCTTTGAGACAATGTACTACCTAGCTTAGAATACTTAATCCAATTTGCAATGCCAATGTCATTAGCATATGTTGGTATAGATGTAAGCTGTTTTATAAATACCACCGGGTTAAATGCAAGTTTAGATATTATAAATGCATTCATACTTTTATTTATGAAGCTAGCCATCTTAAACTTTTGCTGTCCTTTAGCCGACACCTTTTTGATCATAGAATCAATTAGGTTATTGATGTCATCACCATAAATGTTTTTTAAGTATTTTCTAACATCCTTATTAGTAAACATTTTATCAATGTCCCTTACTGTTTCAGCATGGGCGGCAAAGTATTCCATGTCCTGAATATAACTTGTCAAAGCGTTGTTGATATTCATTGCTTGGATAGGCAAATTATTTACTTCTCTTTCTAATGTTGAAGCTGCACCCACAGAGGTTTGGAATATTGAAGAGTTTGCCAACATATCTAATGGCTCTTGCTCAAATCCTTCTCTATATATTCTACCTGCATAGAATTGATTCCATGGCATATCAGTTCGATATATCTTTTTGTATGCATCATTGTAGTATTCATAAACTGATGGAAAGAATTCATCAACCTGCCAATCTGCCCACTCTTTTAATTGAGGATCTAACTGTGATATGAGCTTACTCATTTCTTGCTCATAGTTTTCTCCGAACATTGCTTTGAACGAACCTGCATTAGCTGGGTCTTTATACTGATTGTATAGGTATGCCAATTGGTTTTGAGAAATTGTTTGGACTTCATCTTTTGTCTCTATAGTTATGCCATTTGTTTTAGTGTCGTTTAACTGTACAGCTCTCTTTCTCCACTC